ATCGTAACTGCTTCGGCATAAATCAAAGTATGCCTCTAGCTCTGTTACTGTTTGGTCATAAGCATAACGCAGAGTATTTATGCTCGGACTCTCCGAGACATATGTTAGTGCTTCCGAAATATTATCGTTATCCATAAACTATGTTCTTACTTTTGTAGGTATCCAATTATACTTCGGTGCATGACCTGTATTATCGGCTTGTACATGAATTATTTTATTATTTAGCATTCCTTTATATCGTATAGGGATGCGTACAGGTACTTTAGCAGTTAACTCCTTTATGTATGTAATTACATAATTAGGATTTGGTGCTTCAGCCACTACACGCCCTCTGTAGATTATATCAATAGGAACAAGGTCATCTAGCATAGCTTGACCCCTTTCGTCAATCCATGTGTTTTTACCTTTACCTGTAATCATATCTTCATCAAATTTTTCAAAAGCCAAATCCTTCGCTTCATCAAAAGATATGCCGTATTCTTCTGCTAACTCTGTTAGTTTTCGTTTTGCCATTAGTAGCCTCCTTTTGTTGTTGTAGTTGTTAGTAATTCTCTTGAACTAATATGATCAGGCCCTTCTCCAGCGTTAGCCATACGAAGATACCTTATTAAATCAAAAAAGTCCTTGAGAGCTTCATCTGATTTTCCTTTTGAATTATAGTTAATTAAACTTTCAATTAAATTCTTACAGTCCGAATGAATATAGCACATTGGTGAATTAGCTGCATCTATATCTGCATTTGGATTATAGCTGAACCAATCATCTAATGCAGAAATGCCCATCTCCTCTGTGCGACCATCCGAAGGCACAAAGTGCATTCCGTAGTCATAGAAACTAGTAAACAAGTCATCGTTGTCCTCATTCTCTCTAGCAAAATACCTGGAGTCACCTATTCGCTCTACAACTTCTATGCCGAGCTCTTTTTCTATTTCGTAGAAGAGTTCAGCGTATCCTTGAACATTGTATCCTAGTTTTTTAGCAGCAGGACCGTACTTCCATTTCGGATCACCATATATTGCCCATTCGCCATATGTATCTCTATCGGGCCACTCTCTCCGTATAAAAACTCTACCTTCTGCATCCACTCCTGCCCAAATTGAAACATAGTTTCTAGCTCCGGCAGGGTCAACCACTTGATAACAACTGTATCTTCGCTGATTGGTAATATCTGGAAATTGCATTCCGTATTTGTTTTTTGTCTGAGATAGTACATTTACTTCTGTATTAAATAATGGTAGCAGACTTGTCATTGACTTAACAGGTAAGCCGTATGCACGCACCTTGATTTCATCTTGAGGTCTGCCTTTGAGGTCTTTGGCTATACGAGTATATCCACCGAATGGATTTTCATCTGAATGCAAATAAACTATAGAGGCATCTCTATCAGGGCTGTACTGCACAATAGGCACGGACTCATTGTTTAGAAGCTCGGCAGGTTTGGTCTCTTTGGTTTCTGCTCCTTTTAGATACTCAGAAATAAATGGGGTATACCCATCAATCGGTGTAAATCCAATAACTAACTTAGAATCTCTAGTGGCTAAACGAAACCTAAGTGTATTTACCAATGCCGAATCACCTAGGTACTCATCAAGCCAAGCTCCTATGTTTAGTCCTTCTGCCTTCTTGAAGCCGAACTCAAAACCTTCTAAGATGGTTTGATTGTTCGTAAACTGCGTATAAGTCTTGAAATCTACTCTAGTCTTGGTGTCAGGAAAAATAAACGAAGACCCTGTAAATCCGTTCTGCATAGAAAAATTAATATATCCATCTATGCTCTTTGTTTTCTTTCTGAACTCCTTCGGCATCATTTCCCATATGGCAGCCTGCTGCACCTTGACCGATGTATCAGCATTCTGAGAAAAACAAACAATATGACCATCCATGCTTTCAGTAACTGCCTGCATGACCATCTTTGCACATCCTGTAGTCTTACCACTACGGTTACCACCAAGTACTAGGCACTCATTGTACTGCTCTAACCCTGTCTGCATTCGCTTCCAACCATCTAGGTCAAAGCCGTGCTTCAGAGGTTCATCTATACTAGATTGGATTCTACCTTCGTGCACCCTGTGCAAATCAGCCAATAACTGTGGATCATTCTTACCTAGAAGAACAATCTGCTCGTCAGTAGGCGGCTGAATGATTGGGTGCTTTGTAAAGGTTAGTTCCATCTATTCTTCTTCATCTTCTACCTCGGCTTCTTCGTCATCCCATATTATGTCTACTATATCCTTGTTCATCTCAGATAAGGCTTCACGCATTAGCATTTTGCCAATGTAGTGATTCTTGTAGTCATATCTAAGTGCGTTTTCTTCTGTTATAACCACTAAGGCATAGTTCTCAAAGTGCTCGCTTAGTATAGCCTTGGCATCATTAAATGCCTTACGCTCTTGTTTTGTCATATCAATCTGCATCTATTATCTCTCCTTTTATCTGTTTAATGCGTTCTTCCGCAGCCTTAATTGTATCATTGTAGTCCTCTTGGGTTACTACATTTCGGCTCTCGGTTATCTGCGAAGCCTCACCTCTAGCTGTCATAGCCTGCCTTGCCGAGTTTGACTTAGCTATACTGATCTCCTTGATGTCTTTCGGAGATGGTTCGTACTCTCCTGTTTGTATGCGTTCTCTGACTGATTGTATAATATCCTCTTCTAAACTCTCTAGATTAACATAGGATCGTGCAGATAGCTTGCCGCCCAGCTCACGGAACTTGTTTCTGTAATCTGCGTAGTCCACCATTATACTGATGACCACGGCTCTAGGTATGTCATATTTACGCACTATGCTCGTCTGAGATACACCTATGGCAGATAAGTACAGTACCTTGGCGACCCTCTCAGGGTTGTGCCTAGATAGACTCTTGACCTTACGCATCTCCTTGTCCTTGGCGACCTCTACAATCGCCTGCTTGATCTCTGTTTCTAGCTGTTTTTTCTCCTGCATACCCTATTGCAATATTGCAAAACACCTGTTGCAAATTTGCAAAACCAATACCATACATAAATACAACATATATAAGGAATTGTCAGATTGCATGAATGTTGTCAAGTATAGCCCCTTGAGTTTACTAATTTTTTTTGGGGCGTTTTACATATCCGTGCAAACCCACCGGGGCCAACGCTAGCACCCCTCCACCCCTGCGTTGTGTCGTAAGTACTTGTAAATCAGCAACTTATGAGATTATCCTGACAAAATAGGTAACCCTTTTAATTTTTTAATGTTTTGTAAGTACTTATAAATAAGCAACTTAGGAAATTTGGTTTACTCTGGCGTGAAATAAGCTTTTTTCTCTAAATGGGTAACCCTTTTTAATGCTCTAAATTGGCAAATCGGTAACCCTTTTCTTAATGGGTAAATTTTAGGGTAAAATATGGGTAACCCTTTTTTTTCAAATATCGTGTTTTTATTCTTGAAATCGGTTACCCTTTTTGGCAAATTCTAACCATAGCAACGATGCTATACAAAAATAAAACCTTAAATAAAATATCATATGACTACAGAAAACATACAAATAAACCTTGAGCAAGCTCAAGACATAGCTGTCCAGTTAATGGACAATAGCCGTACTATTGGACTAGAGCTTGAGTGCTTCATTGATGAAAGCCAATTCCAAAGCTTTATTGATGATTGCAACAATCATCCATTGCTTACAATTGAAGCACAAGGGTACAATCATAGGACTCGCTCTTATTGGAAAATAATCGGTGACGGCTCTCTAGGCAATCGCAACAGAGCTATGAGAGGCATAGAGATGGTTTCACCACCATTAAAAGCAAGCGAGCTATTCGAGCAATTACACGCTTTGCTTGAGATACTCAACTCATACAATAGTGAAGTTAACAAGACTTGCGGATTGCATTGTCACCACTCGCTTGACGGCTTCAAGGCAAAGCAATTGCAATATCTTGTTAACCATTTCGTAAAGAATGAATCGGCAATTGATACAATCCTTGCTGAATCAAGGAGAGGTAATCAAGAAAGCGTTAGAGGCTTCAAAGCTTGCCAATCTAACAAGGCATTGCTAACTCGTATGATAAGGCAAGATGCCGTTAGAAATCGTGCTGATGGAGAGGGTTCAGTAAATGGCGTTTCAAGATATACAAAGCTCAACTTGCAAAGCTATTCTAGATATGGCACTTGCGAGTTTAGAGGGCATCAAGGTACGCTTGATTTTACCAAGATTGTTGCTTGGGTTGCTCTAACACAAAACCTTGTTTTAAAGAGCAAAACCAAAGTCAAACAGACAAATATCAAGTACAATAATAATATGTTTAACTTGCTATTGTCTACAGGTTGGGCAACTCGCAACGGCAAAGAGCTTGAAGCAAAAAGCGAGATTTGCCATTTGCTCGCTTCCTATATCATTGAGAGACAATTGCATTTTGGATTTGAGAGCGTAGCTCCAAAGCTCAAAGCGTTTGAGCATAATTATCCAACATCAATGGTAAAGAGAAAGTCTGCTCTCAAAGCAATGCTAGACCTTAGAGAACAAATCTTAAATCTACCTTGGGAACATAGTAATGCAGAGTATTTAAGAGAGTTTCTCTCTAATGAAAGGATTGCTAATTCTACAGAACGATTGCTTGCAGATAATTTGCTTTGATTGAGTCAACATAACCTACAAGAAACCCTTTCAATTTGAGAGGGTTTTTTTGTGCCTTTATGCTTCGCTTTACTTGCTTTGCTTGTCATCTC